CCTGCAGTTACCAATAAACTCCTCAGTAAACGCCCTAAGGCAGAGTTGTACATCTGGGGTTGTGTTATCTGCCTCATCAATGATGATGACTTTGTGTTTAGCAGTTGACGAAAGTGAGACGGTCGAAGCGAAGTTCTTCGCATTGTTTCTGACAGTATCAAGGAATCTACCTTCATCTGATCCATTGATGACATAGTAATCTGCTCCCAGTTCCTCACATAGTGCTTTTGCTACTGTGGTTTTACCACACCCAGGAGGTCCAGATAGGAGAAGATTAGGAACCTCTCCCCTCTCCAGGAAATCTTGAAATGTTTTCTTTGTGCCCTCTGGAAGGATACAATCTTCAATTGTCTTTGGGCGATATTTCTCTACCCAAATAAACTCATCACGACTCATTAATTTTCCTCAATTCAAAAGATCCGTCTCCACGGTCAATCCATTCTAACACATCATCCTCTTTCCATCCAAGAGTTTCAATCATCTCTGGAGGAAATGTCAATATGCCATCATCACTAATAGTTAATGTTGTTCTCATACCCAGTCAGGTTTCCTATCAGGAATTCTAACATAGTTATCTTTGACCCAAGGTTTAGATGCAATATACATTTTGTAAGCATCAAAGGTTGAGATGTTTATATCTAACTTATATTCATCAGGCATTGCCCTTACAAAGGGTGTGGGGTGCTTACCAGACCTCCCTGTGGGGTCTCCAGAGGGGAAGATCTCCTTTGCTGCTAGAAGAGTTTGAAAACAGGTGTGATGCTTCCCATACCTCAATTTGTACTCATCACACAAAGCAATTCCATGTTGAATCAACCACTGCCAGTTCATTACAAACTCTGATGCCCATTTAGTACAGGGATGATTACGAAAAGCACCCTTCTCAGTGGCATAGGGAGCACCATCTGCCCTGGGAAGAGTGCCAAATCCATGACCCCACTTGTCAGATGCAACAATAGAGAGCATCTGACAGCATTCTAGAGGCATCTTGACAATATGTTTGTCAGGAAGCACTCTAGCAGATTTCCAAGGGTTAGGAGAAGTAACAAAGATGTTCATTCTAAAGGTCTTACAAATTCATTAGAAACAATGTCTTTAGCATGGAGAACCATGTGCATATAGTCTACTGCTTTTTGTGGTTCTGTGTGCTCTCCACAAGTGAAAACATCACAAACTGCCATACCCACCTCTGGCCATGTATGAATGCTGATGTGAGATTCAGCAAGCATAGCAACACAGGTTACACCTTGAGGTTGAAACTTGTGTGAATTTAGAGAAAGCAAAGTTGAGTTACACTGAACAGAAGCATGGTACAGAGTATCCCTAATGTAGTTCTCATCATCCAACAAGTCTGAATCACACCCCTTAAGGGTGAAGAGGATGTGTCTCATCATCCAAAAGAGGAATCAGGTTCCAGAGCAATGTAGTAAGTTACATCAATATTCTGGTTAGTAAATCGAGACAACAACTTGGAGGAGACTACAACATCATAGGTTCCAGGGACAATCTTCAGATTCTCTTCTTTGAAGTTAAAGACAAACTCAGAGTCAGTTTCACCAACAATGATGGAGAAGTCATTAGAAGTGTCATTCTTCTTATCACGAGCAACCAATTTGACAACACCATTTTCACCAATGGCAGAGATGTCAGGAAGTTGATAGACAGATGCTGCTTTCTTCAGTTTCTCCAGCTGTTGACTGGTGAGTACAAAACAAACATCTTCAGTAGGAAGAGAAATCTCCTTCTCAGGAGGAGCAACAATCACAGTTGGATCAGCAAAGAAATACTTGGAACGCATCTTGCCTTCCTTGATGACCACATACTGATCATTAGTGAAATCCAGGTCAGCACTTTGGTGAAGTGACAGACCATTGAGGAATTGGTTCAGATCATAGATACCAAAATCCTTGGGAAAATCTTCAGCAACATTTGCTTCAACCAGGATGTTCTTCATCACACTGATACTACGCAGTTTGCTACCCTGCTTGAACAGAATAGACTGGTTGATAGAGGAGAAGTTCTTAAGCAGATTGACAGTAGTTTCAGAAAGTTTCATAACCATTAGTATTATTAGTGTGAAGACCAGAGAAGTGGTAGAGAAGAACACAATAGTGAATTGCTTTCAAAATGTCAAGCTTAGACTTGCCATTCTTCTTACCAAAGCGAGAGAGGTATTTGATAGCGTTAGAGCGACAGAATGCTTCTGCATCACCAATACTTTCAATCAGATCAAGAGTCTGAGTTTTAGATTCTTGAGAGGTGTAATGTGCTTTGTAAGTTCCAGAAAGATAATCCTGAACTTCTTTCAGGGTCAGATCTTCTTCATACTTCCAGAACCCATTGTTTGATTCTCGAATTACGCTTTTAGGCAATTCATTATCCATATTTAAATCAAATGTAATAGTATCTTGTCCTGGTTCACCACCGAACAAGGTAAATGGGACTGCTTGGGCAGCACCAACATAGTCTGTAATCCAATCACCATCACTTTCACCTGCTGCCCAGAAGTCATTCCAGTCTTTTTCAGTTGTTTCACTTTTACCACCAAGAATGGTGATATCATCTTTTTCAGACATAGTGTTAGTCATAATAATCCTCCAATATTATATCAGTTAGATTGCTCAGGGTCAAGTTGAAAATTAGCATCAACCTTATCATAGAGTTCTAGAAAAGATGCCTTGGTCTCTTCATCAAAACGATTAATACAGACTTGAATTGCTTTTGCCTTATCATTAAAGATGCTGTAGGCATTCACAATGTGAACCAAGCGACGAGTGCTGATGATTTCCTCAATACCACCATCATAGAAGGTCTTGCGAATAATGTCTGCCCAGTCAACCAGGTACTTACAGAATTCTTGGTCATCACAGATACCAGAGAGAATCTTTTGCTCAACAGCAGGAGTGGGATACTCTTGCTCAAAGGTCACACAGAAACGTTCCAAGAATGCTTCATTAAGAACATTGGTGCCAATGAATCGTCCATCATCAGATCCTTTGCCCTTGGTATTAGCAGTGGCAATGATGTTGAATCCAGGAGCAGGTTGAATGAACTTACCAATCTTTTTCAAGAAGACACCCTTACCCTCAAGAATAGATTGGAGACACAGGATCTTATTGCTAGCGAGATCAACCTCGTCTAGAAGCAACACAGCTCCACGTTCCAGAGCTTCGATGACTGGACCATTATGCCAAACAGTTTCACCATTAACAAGACGAAAACCACCAATAAGATCATCTTCATCAGTTTCAATGGTGATGTTGACACGGATCAGTTCCTTTTTAAGTTGGGAACAAGCTTGCTCAACACAGAACGTCTTACCATTGCCAGAAAGTCCAGTAATGAACGTTGGATAGAAAAGATTGGACTTAAGAATCTTTTTGATATCACTGAAGTTACCAAAAGGGACAAAGGTATCATCTTTGCTGGGAATAAGGTTTTGTTCGATCGCAGGAATAGCAGATGGTGCTTGATATGTATGTTCCAGTTTTTCTTGAATGGTCAGATTCCACTTACCACGACCTGACTTATATTGATCAAGTTTTTTAGTAACAGTCTGATAGGTGGTGCCATTCATAGCACACCAAGCACGAACATCAGCAGATGTCACGTTGTCACCATAAAGTGCTTGAAGAGAAGAAATGACGTATTCAGTGGAGATTGCCATGAGTGGTTTGTTTCAACAGAATAATTATAAAGCATATGAGGGGCAGAAAAACTCCTCAGTGGACGGTTTACTGATTGGTCAGCAAACCAAATCCATAAACTGACTCAGAACTTTTTTATTTAGAGCTTTGCCTTTCAAATTTTTAGCAAAAGCAGATTTAATTTTTGCCTTGGATGCTCCTTCTTCAACATCAAAATCAGTTTCTGAGCTCAAAGATCCATTTGCCATTGCGAAGTAAGTTGTATAACCTGATTCTTTGATTGCATAGAATCTGTCTTTCTTAATGATCTTCATTTTTTTCTCATCAAGTATTTCATACTTTGAAATAAAGTAACGCATAGAACGCCCTTCAATCAACCTAATACCAATAAAGTTAGTATCAGTAAAAGTTTTTTTCAAATCTTCAAGAAGAACTTCAGTAAACTTATAATATTCTGGCAAGAGTTGATAGGTATGACCGTTCTTCCTATTGCGAAAATAACTATTCATCGCAGTAGGATGTCCCATAAAGACTTTCTCTTCTCCATTTTCCAAAGTCCTAATCTTAGCCACTGGAAGACGATTAGCTTCTCCATCAGTCAAAATAATACACTGAACTTTTTGAAGTTCATGTTTTGCTTTGAACTGTGGAATAATCTCATAGAGGCAGGCAATAGACTCATTCAGAGGAGTTCCAGAAAGACCATATCCCTCAGGACAACTATAGTTAACCCAATTCTTCATAGAAAAAGCAAGACGCCAGATAGAAATCATTTGCTCATCAAGAGTCTTTTTCTTCAATCCAGATGTAAGAAGATTTAGGAGATTGAAATCACGAATTACAAATTTGTTTGCATCAGAGTACTTGAGTTCTTTGTGCCTAAAGACCCCATAAGGATTGAAATCTTTATAAGAATTAGTGAAGCAATACAAATCAAATGGGATATTGACTTTACTACAGAACCAAATCAGATTGAAGATCTGCTTCATAGTATCAAGCATTTCATTCTGCATAGAACCTGACCAGTCAAGAATAAAAATCAAACCATGATTTTTACCATCAGGAAGAACAGTTACTTTCTTGAAGAGATCCTCATTAAACTTGTAGGTGTGAAGTTTAGAGCAGTCAAGAACACCAGTCTTAGAGACAGAGGCACGAGCATAAGCATCAGCAGATTTCTTACACTCAAATTCTTTTACAAGATAGTTAACTTCACGTTGTGCTGATTTTTTAAATTCTTGATACTTTTTATCAGCATATGAAAAGTCAGCAGCATAAGTTACTTCTTTACCATCATACTGACTGACAGTAGTGAGTGGAACGAGTTGTTGATCCCAAGAACTATTCAATTCTGAATGAACTTTCTCATTACTAATAATGATAGTACTCAAGTCAATTTTTGGCATCTCAAAATATCCACTTTCAGGTGAATCCATTTTGCCATTGAATTCTTGAGTGCGCTCATTGAAGATTTCATCAGTGCTAACTTCTGGTTCTCCAGATTCATTACTTTTTTCTTTCTGTTGATCAGAAGAAACAGTTTCTTCAGATTGCTGACTTTCACTGTCAGTTTCAGAGGATCCTTGTGATTCTGAACTCTGTTGTTTACCACCAGACTGACCAGATTTTTGAGGTTGCATATCAATATCAGAAACCTTTTCCTCAACATTTGGTTTTTTACAATATGCATAAACAATTTCAGCAGCAAGAACTGCATCTGCAAAAGTTTCAGATTCAGAAACCATATTTTTGATGCCTTCCTCCTCATCATTGAAAGGGACATCAATAAAGTTACCAATCTTGAAATAAAGATTGATACGATCAGCAAGATTCATCTTGGAAACATCTTCACCCTCAAGGCAGAAGAAGTCATTTTTGGATAGTTCCTGATAACCCCTGTAGAAACTCTTAGACAGACCAGGATAACGACGCTTCATCAGTTTCTCAATACGAGCATCCTCTGTCACATTTACAAACTGACGAGGAACCCTATCTTCAAAAGACCAATCATTGGGAGTATAAAGTGCATGTCCTACCTCATGCCCAACCAGCATATCAAAAATATCATTAGATGCACGTTTCCACATTGGAAGAGTCAGCACACGAGTTTCCACATTGAACTGTGCTGTCTCTACATTTTTATTTTCTACAACAATATCTTCAGTAGCAAGCAGTTTAGCAAGTTGGGACTTGATTTCGTAGTTGACAGGCATGTGTCTTTTGCTGATGGTATCATCCTAAAACAAAAGGGTCACCTTTTGAGTGACCCATGTGACGCTTTTTAAATTGGCGCAATGCTTCTTTTCTTGCCCTCAGTGCCTGAGGTTTAAGTTTTCTTTTTTGTTCTTTCTTAGAATGATGTTGCCAGTTCGGGATAGAGTTGGCCAATGTCCTGTTGATAGAGTTGTCTGATATTATCTATGAGAGCAGGTGTTTTGTCAAGCTTATTGTGTTCATCTGGATCTTTAATGTACTTCACATTCTGATCCATTGTAATCTCAACACCTACCAGATCACTCATCCATTTAGAAAACTCTCCACCAAAACCATTCTCAAACTTCCAAATATGACTTTTATCTGTAATGAAGTCAACCTGTGGTCTGTACCAATTTACTGACTCTGAGCAAGGGAAGTTACTCAACATACTATAAAAATAATTTTCATCTTCCATCAATTCTTGGATGTCATCACCATATACTCTTTTGAGATATATGGATGCTGAGATGAATCTGTCTATGGGATTTCTAACAATACAAATGTGAGGAATATCTTTTACATTCAAATGTTTTTCATAAAACTCTTTATGGAAATGTGCTACCTCAATTCCCTCTATACTTTTATATTTGCTACTAAGACCCAAGTTATCATCCCACACCCATCCCTGTGATTCTAGATTATGTTCTACAAATCTACCAGCAGTTCTTGGTATGTGGATGAATAGAAATCTCTTTCCTGTTTCTAAATGTCTGTATGTTGCCATCAGTTCATTCTACTAAATCCTTTCACTTTCTCAAACTTGATAAGTTTCTCAAACTTATCTTCCATTCCTGTCTTGTGAGAAATTACAAAGATGTTGGCATCTTTAATCACAAACCTAATAATTTTAAGAAACTCATCAGTTCCAAAACCATCAAGAGAAGAATCAAATACTTCATCCATAATCAGAAGATTTGTATTAACAGAATTCTTCATTCTGGCGATCTCCCTCCAAGTGAAAAGGAGGGAGAGGTCTATTCTCATTTTTTCACCCTCTGAAAAAGAGGAATATGTGAAGTCTTCATGGATGGGTGTTTCAATAGTTTCATTAAACTCTTCATCAAGTTTGAAGTTAATGTAGAAATCCATCATCTGGAGATACTTATTAACTTGCTGATTAATCAAAGGAAGATACTTCTTAATGATTTGAGATTTTACTCCACCATCTTTGAGAAGATTGTAAGTGAAATCGTAGTAAGAGATACTTTCTTTTTTATCAGCAAGCAACTGGTATGTATCTTGAAGACTTTCTCTAAACTGTTCTAGTTTCTCATGCTCAGTATTTCTGTTTTGGATCTGACTGGTAATAGTTTGAATTTCAGATTCAAGTCCTCTGATTTGTCTCTGAAACCCAGATATCTGAGCATTGTTTGTAGATACGTCATTAAGTAGTTTACTGATGTCTCCTGAAATTTGTTTGAAAGTGGACTCTCTCAACTCTTCCTCTTTAATTGCCTCCTGGAGTTGTTTAAATCCCTCTTGCAATTCTTGTGCTTTATCTTGAGAGTCCTTAATTCTATTTACGCGAAAGGTCTCCTCAATATCCTGATCACAGGTAGGGCAAACCCTATTATCAGAGAAAAATTTATGTTCCTTTACAATAGAAGTAATTTTTTGAGAGAGTTTTCCTTTGATATTGCCATACTCACGCAATTTGCTAGTGGCATTTTCAAATTCTTTTAACTTCTCTTGGAGTATTTTGACTTCAGCATTTGCCTTCTCATTACTATTCATCTTTTCATTTTCTTCAGTCAGAAGGGCATTAATCTTATTCTCCTTGTAACTGATATCCTTTTGACTTTTTGTTTCTACTTGCTCAATAAAGTCTTTCTGCATTTCAACTTTGTCTTTGAGTGATTCTTTTTTCAAATCCAAAGTTTTGACTTCATCCTTGATGACTCTAATCCTACTCTTCACAATTTCATTCATAGAAGAGAAGATCTTAATGTCAAGAAGATCTTCAACAACTTCCCTTCTGCTGTTGGCAGGAAGTTGCATAAAGGGAACAAATGAACTGCTACCCAAAATAACAATCTGGGTAAATGACTTGTAGTTCATCTTCAAGACATTCTGTTCCAACCACTTTTGCTGATCTACAGCAGAAGCACTTTGATCCAGAGGTTCACCATTCCTATAGATCTTAAAGATGTTTGGTTTGATGCCCCTCTCTACTTTCCAATCTACACCATTGACACTGAATTCAATTTCAACCAAGCAGTTCTTCTCGTTGGTGCTGTTAATGAGTTGTGCCTTATTGATTTTTCTGAATGACTTTCCATACAAAGAAAAAGTAAGAGCATCTAGGATGGTGCTCTTACCTGCTCCATTAGTTCCAACAATCAATGTAGTTTGATTGCTATCAAGTTCAACTTCAGTGAAGTGCTGACCTGTAGAAAGAAAGTTCTTCCATCTAATTTTTTCAAATAAAATCATGTGCTTTATCAGGCGGAATCACAATGTCATTTTTAGTTATTATAGCATACCTATGTCCATGTATCTCACAGGTTTTTATCATCACATCGTCTTCTATCTCCAAGACATGCATTTCTGGATACTCTTTATCTTCCAGATGCATAGCATATCTCATGGCGTCATCTTCTTCTTCAAAGATGTAGAGAACTTGTTCTCCATCCTCATCTTCAACAGAATATGCTCCTTCTCTTTCTTTACCTGCAACTGTGATGATAAACATTATACCAACTCACATGCCTCCTGATACACTTCTCTGATTACATTTTGAATAAGTGCTTTGTCTAGACTGACTTCTGCTTCTTCAATATATCTATTCAAGATAGAAAGTGTGTCTTCTGTTTGAATATCTTCATCAGAAGTATCATACCAACCACCAAAGTCAAAGTTTTCAACAATCTTCAACTCAGCAACATTGGAAGTATAAAGTTTATCAATAAACTTTTCAAACTGAGTAGCATTAGTTTTGTTCTTTACAACAACCTTAACAATTTTATTTTCATAAGGTCTTGTATCAAATACTTGATAATCATTGTCATCATAGTAGATGACTTTGAAGAGTTGATAAGGATTATCTACTGGAGTGTGTTCTAGAGTTTCTGTGTCAAAGAGTGTGAAACCTCTCTTGTCACCTACATCATTCCAGAACATCTCATATGGATTTCCTAGATAGAAGACTGTTCCGTTATTTGATCTTGTATGGTAATGACCCGAAAAGACCTTGTTGAACTTTTCAAATAGTTTGCTTTCCAGACCATGCTCCATGACGATCTGCTTATTAACTCTGAATCCTCTGAGCTCAAGGTGCCCCATCGCACAGTCGCAAGTTGTCTTTTCAACAAGTTGGAGAGTTTCTTTTTCATTTTCTTCGTTAATCCAAGGTATGAATAGGGTGTTTAAATTATCTAACTGAACTTCTGTAGCAGAAGAGTATACTTTGACATTATCATACTCTTTAAGAAGAAGATCAACAGCATTGATATCATTTGTGTTCTTATAGTATGCATCATGGTTACCAACCATCAAATGCATAGTGATACCCCTCTCCTTGAGAGGATCAAATACAACTCTCTTTGCCCACTTAAGGGACTTAAACTCAATGCCCTTTCTACTATCAAAAGCATCACCCATATGAACTACAGTGGTGATACCTTCTTTGTCTAGAGTTGGGAAGAAGACATCTTTGTAGAACTGCTCAAAGTAATCATGAAATAGTTTGGAACCCTTACGTGCTCCGTAATGTGTATCAGAGATGATAGCAATCTTCATTGGTATCTTAATTTAGAATGAACAGCATCTTTGATGCTATTGTAATCAGAGTAGTTACCACTGTCAAGGTCATTGGCATCAAAAACTTCATCAAAGTCAGTCCTTTCAAGAATCTTGTTTTTGATTTCAAGTTGTTTTTTCTCTTGAGAAATTCTTCTCAGGAAGGCATAGTAGATAATTTGAGTAAAGTAAGCAAATGGGTTCTTGGACTTCTCTGGATTAAAGTTGTGAATGTATCTTACACAGTTCTCAATGCCATCACAAATCATATCATCTTTGAACATATAGTTTACAAAGTTTGGTTTGTATGATAAGTGATTAGCAATCTTTAAGAAGCACTCACCAACATATCTGGGAATCTGTGGTTTTGTTTTTCCTTGCTCTTTGGCTCTTTCAACATCAATGGCATACTGTTCCAAAGCAGCAAGAAAATCTTTGTTATTAACATAGTGTTCTGACTTTTTTGGTCTTGGCATGACTGAATATGTTTTTGAGAAACCCATAATAATGCTTTATCTATAATGATATTATATCAGATAAAGAAAGAGTTGACAACCTAGTGAATTAGCAGTAGACTAGGTTTGTCCAGGATGAAAGATAAGTTCTAGCTCGATTTATAAAGCTTCTCTAGAACTTCCTTAGCATCATTTACAGATGAAAGATATCCCATCTTTCTATCTAGTTTAGAGTAATTAGTCTTGTTTGATTTACGAACATAATCTTGATAGTAAAGAATCATCTCTATATCTTCTGATTCAGACATAGTAAGAACATCTTCAAGGTTAACAACAAACATATCATCCTTAGTTGTCTTCAACCAAGGTTCAAACTTATAACCTGTTACTTGACCTCTGATGATTAACTCTTCAACCACAATGGGGTTAGAGATTAGAAGCATTGTTCTATCTTCTTCCTCTGATGCTGCTACTTTGGCAAATACTTCATCACCACATTTAAACTTGATAGTCGCGTAAAAATCTTCCTCAATTCCCATTTTGAGTCTCCTTTCTCTTTTTCCACCATTCCTTTACAGCAATTGATCTTTTCCTTTTATGTTCTTCAGTTTGAGGTTTCATTTTTCTATTAGGGTATTTGATTCCCTTATGAGCCTCACTCATATTCTTTCTTTCTTCAGCAGTGTGTTTCTTTCCAAGTTTAGCATTTCTCATTTTTTCAATAGTTTTTGGGGAGTGTTTCTTGCCTTTCATAGCATTACCACCAATTCCACCTTCAGATTTATTGTGAAGAATTCCTGTTCCCAAATCCTTTCTACCCAAAATAGAAATCATATAAATTTCGTGTTTAAAGGCTTCTTCTTCTGTTAGATTTTTCTTTAGGTAAATTCTTCTATCTTTTGATGGGGGATTGAAAACTCTATTAGATTTTGAATGGATGCGATTTGCTTTTCCCTTACCAATGTAGTAAGGTGTGCCATCTTCTCTTAAGTAGGCGTAGGTGTAATACTCGTTCATTCTTTCATATCAATAGTTGTAATTTCATAATTGAATTGTTCTTGGACGTAAATTTTAACTCTTTCAATAAAATGATTCAGAGTATAATTTTTTCTTGATCCAATAGTAAAGTCATCAGCAATATCATAAAGTCTTGCTTTCACTTTATCTTTGCCTTTTCTTAGGACTCTTCCAATACTTTGTAAGTTTCTAACACGTGATTTGGATGGAGAGGCAAATATTACATTGTGAAGATTTTTAATATTAATACCTGTACTGAATGTTCCATATGATGCAACAATAATTGCATCGTTTTCTCTTTCAGTAATTTCTCTGACCAATTCTCTATCTTCAGCGTCTACGCCACCATGAATAAAGAATACTTTTCTATCAGCACTTACAGCACTATTTATATTTTCATATAATACCTTTCCATGTGCTTCCACTCTACTGAAAAGAATGAGAGTATTTCCTTTCAAATCAAGTGCTAGATTTTTGATGAAGTTATTTCTTTTTTCATGAGAAATGAGATGTTGAATCTCATCTTCATAGTTATCAAACTTTCTTGGTTTGTACTTTAGAACCAAACACTGAATGTCAAGAGTTGCAAGGTGTCCCTCATCAATAAGTTTCTTTGTTTGTGTTACTTTATATGATGGTCCAAATAATCCTTCCAGAACCCATTTGTGAGTTTGAGTTCCATCTAGAGTTCCAGTAAATCCATACCTATATTTGGCATGATGGAGTTTATCCATAATCCCAACCAAAGATTTACTCTTGAATAAATGTGCTTCATCACCAATGATCACATCATAATCTTCAAAGAATGATCTCTCTAAATTATAAATTGACTGCCAAGTTGTAATTGTGACTTCATTGGTATTCACTCTCTCCCTTCCAGAATAGATTCTATGGCAATGGTTTTCTGCATCCCAACCATAATCCTGGAAATCCTTGTACATCTGCTCTACAAGGGATGTAGTGGGCACTACAAGTAATATCTTTTTATTCTTACCAACAAAGTACCTGACAATAGTATAAATCATGAAAGATTTGCCAGATGCAGTTGGTGATATTAAAAGTTTCCTATTGTATCGCAGTGCATCATAAACTGCATCAATCTGATAATCTCTTGGTTTCAGTGTAGTAATAGACTTCATGTAGTCCTTTACACCTTCCATAGAGACCATATCATTGACTTCAAATGGAAGGCCATAGAATTTATTCTCTACAAACTGATATGAATAATTTCTATTGATACAGAACGCAATGATTTTATCCAGAAGACCAACATAAATTCTCTTGGTCTTCATATTAAAAAGGTGAACAAATCCATCCCAGTACTTGCTTCTGTACTGTGGCATGAACTTTTTATTTGGAACCTCAAATGTGAATTTATCTCTCAGCTCGTATTCAATATGAGGTTCAGTAGTTACTTTAAGATATACTTCGTTAACTTTTTCAATAATAAGGTCAGCCATTCATATAACAATCTGTTATAGATATTTATCTCTTATATCCAGCCTCTCTTCTCTTTCTATAATATTCTTTTAGCGATTCACTCTTTCTTTTTCTTTCATCTTCAGGTATTATTCTTCCCAAAGTATTTTTATTTCCCTTCATCTTCTCACTCATAAAATCACTTTTTTTCTTTCTGCCTTCTTCTGTTAGGTGTGTTCCTGCTCCATCCCTTGATATACCTTTTCCATTGATACTCATCTTCTTTTTAGTTTCTTCAGTATGGTTCCATCCTGGCTCTCTTCCTCCTGAACCCCCGGGATGTTGGTTTATCAAAATGCCACCATCAGATTTTCTTCCATACTTTTTTATCAAATATATTTCTTCTTTATATGCTTCATCTTCTGTTAGATTTTCTGATAGAAAAACTATTCTTGTTTTATCTTCAGGAACCTTAACAAATTTGTGTTTAGTTGGGTGCTTATAGAATGCTCTTTTTCCTTTACCTTTACCTATGTAATATGGAGTTCCATCCTCCCTTAAATATGCGTATGTGTAATAGTTATTCATATTATCCTAGACCTGCAGTGAATTTCATAAATTCAATAGCATTCTTAATTTGATAAGTTCTATTGGATATCTGCTTCAGGATACTTTCCAAGTACATCAGCATAGTGTCATAATAATCAATCTTTAGAGATGCATTTGAAAGTTTTTCATCTGCATCAAGATACTTTTGCATAGTATCTTTATCTCTAATTTTTTTAGGAAATGGATTGTCATTGTAGACATCAGGATCTGCTTTTCCTGAGAAGTATTCATACCTCTCATGCCTGATATTCTTTCTTTGTTGTTCTGCCTTCTTTCTCAATAGAAGGATGTTATTATAAAGTTCATGATATTTGCCATGAAGAACTGGAATGTTTAAAGATTCTGTGTGAAGATTGTCTGGGTCAATCTTTGAATCTTCATTCCACATCCTCTGGATTGTATCCAAATCAATCATACTTAGCACTGATCACAATTGATCTCACGAATGTTGTATATAGTATACTTGAAAGAGACCTCTGCAGTAAAGTACTCTAGGTCAGTTTGTGTTGCATCAAAATCAAGAGTGGATAATGCATATGGGAACATGTTTTCAAAAACAATTTTAAACTTTGCATTGTTCATTGAATCTAAAACTGTCAAAGTTCCATCTGAATAGAGATTTAGTTGACTCTTGTATGGCTGAACTAAATCTGCATCTTCTCTTTGAAAATTATAGATTTCATCTAAACTCTCTGGAAATCCCAATCCACGCATCCAGTGCTGAATTTCCATATAGTTTTCTAGATTTTCATCAACTAAAAATCTTAGAGTTAAATCATCAAAATCCATCATATCGCCAGGAAGAGGAATTCCTCTCAGATAGTTTGGTTGTGCTGCTACTCCCAATGTGATAGAAGGAATATTGACAGCATTTCCAAAGTAAGAAACTTTGGGTGCTCTTTGTACTTGAAAATGAAACCCAGTAGGTGCTAAGAAGTTTCTATTTTCAATTTGACCTGTTATGGGTTTTCTAACTGCCATGGTTCTTTTTTAAGTATTTATCCGTTCCCATCTACTCTTTGGTCCATTATATTTTAAAGACCTGCTGATACTGCTTTCCAATACTCCAGTATCTTCTCTCGCTTCTTTCATTGAGGAATAATCCTTTCCAGTTGTTCTATCTCTAACTGCCACAATTCTTGATTGACGTGTTGCTTCCTTTACATGTTCAGGACATGGGGTGCCATATCTACCACCATCACCCCCAAGAGTTGCATTATATTGTGGATTGAGTTTTTTTATCCAATATATTTCTCTTTCTCCATTATTATCTTCTTTGGTCTCTTCTACTATATTCCAGATAAAATTTTCTCTGCCATATTTCCTTAGAGCACTTGGAAATGGCATCTTTGTCTCTTTATTGATTGCATACCACCAATGTTTATATTCTCTATTTTTAATTGGTCCTTTACATCTACCAATATAAAATTTGCCATTAATTTTGTTAGTGGCTTTATATATGTAAAACATCACAGAGGTTCTTAACACCTTTATTTATAAAAAAGGAGGTCCTTTTGGACCTCCTGATAATCTTTTTGTAAAAGAGATTTACATAAGATTTTTGACTGCAACTCTTCTGTAGTAGCGGT